ATCTTGCGCGGGCCTGTGCCGTCGAGTTCGACCGAGACCACTCGGAACCTTGCGCCCTTGTCGATCAGGATCTCGGCTTCTCCGCTTCCGAAAGCGCTCAAGCGTTTGTCGTCCATGGCGACGCCGCGCGTGGTTTTCAGAATTCGGATCACGACGGACCCGTCGGTCGAGCCTGCAAAAGCCCTCGCGATCGATACGCTATATCCCCAGGACGACAGGGCATCGAGGCGGACTTCGCCGCCGACGTTGGTGTAGGTTCGATGGATCTGGGAATCGGGGGCGAGCCACACGCCGCGCACGACGCCACCGTGCCAGGCGGGCGCTGACTTGAACGATTGCCGGATCCGGGACAGGTTTTCGCGCGCCCGCAGGATGCTTTCCTGAGTCCACAGGGCTGCATTGAAATCGCGGCCGGAGTCCACGGCCCGGATCCGGCGCGACCCTCCCATCGACCAGTCCAGGAACGCGGCGCGTTGTTCTTTGGAGAGCTTCGAGATCCAGCGACTCATCTTGACGCGGCGGTCGACTGGGCGCTCGGGGGTCACGACAGGACCTCCAGGTTTCGTGGTGCCTTTCACGGAGTCGATGCCGAGCTTGCGTTCGCGGCGCTCGATCTCGGAAAGCTTTTCGTCGAAGTCGGGGGAAGTCTCTCGGAGCTGCTGAATCTGATTCTGGCCGGCGACGAAATCCGAGATCTCTTGCTGGCGCAGTTCGGGGTCGTAGGGACGCCGGTCGTCGTAGGCTTGCCGGAGGCGTTCTTCGGGGTTCGCGGAAGTGGCGGCTTTCTTAGGGGCCTTCGGGGCTTTGGGCTTCTTGGGCTTGGGCGGTGTTGCTTTCTTGGCGGACTCTTTCTTCGGAGGCGGAGGCGATGGTGGAGGCGAGCTTGAAGCGGTCTCTTTCGCGCGCGCTCGAGCTTCGTCAAGCTGTTTCGCCAGCGCCGGCAGAGTCTCTTTTTCCTTCTCCAGCGCGACCTGGATCTGCTGCATCGAGGCGATGTGTTCGCGTGCGGCCTCATCGAGCAGGGTGCCGGGGGTCCCTTGGAGGAGCTTGATCTGGCGGGTGAGGTCCCGGATCTGGGCGGTCAGGACCTTGTTGCGAAGGCCGGTGAAGGTCTGGGGGCGCTTGGCTTTGGCCTGGAGCTTGGTGTAGCGCTCGCGGGCTTCCTCGGCGAACTTGCCGCCCTTGAGTTCTTCGGGGGGGTGCTTGGCGTACTCGACGGCGGCCGTATCGGCCACGTAGCCTTCATCGCCATCGAGAAAGTCCCCGTAGCTCTGGCGCCATGGCACGATCACTTCCCGGTCATGCGGCCGGTTGGGAGGAGCCATGTACATCTTGCCGAAATAGGGGTCAGAAAACGGCTCGTTGACGGGCACGGTTTGGCCGTGCAGCATGATCGAGTCTTTCCCGGTGCGGGCATCGAACGTGGCGACGAGTCGTTTCATCATCCGGTCGTCGGGGTCCACGTCCTCTTCGTTCATGGCCGCGAGAGCAGCCCCGTTGTACGCAGCGCTTTGCTCGGTGCGAATGATTCTGTCCACCATCCATTGACGGTCCCCGACTTGATGCTGGACCGCGGCCCATACCTTCGGGCGAGCGGCTACCCAGGTGTCACCCGTCATAATGGCCTTCGAGATCTCGTCTTCAATCGCGCTGACCGCGGAACCCCCGTAACGCATGAACGATTGCGTGTACTCGCGAAGCCGCACCTTGCTGAGCTGCTTCGCGTTTTCCTCGATCCAGGAAACCGTATCGAACCGCAGCGGCTGAACGGCGCCGAGGTGCCGCTTGTCGAGCACGTGAAGCGCATCGGCGAGGCTCTTGGCGCTGGCCTTGGCGGTCTGGTAAAGCGAGCCCTGAAGGAAGTTGGCGTGCTGCTGCGCGAGCACCAAGATCGATTGCTGAAGCTGCACCATCGTCGCCTGCTTCGAGGCGTACCCCCAGGAATCAATGCGAAGCTTCTTGAGATCATCCTGGATCTCGCGAAGCCGCTCTTGCGTCAACCGGAGTGCGCGCCGCTGCGCCTTGCGGGAGAGCTTCGCTAGATCCTCAACCTGCTGCTGCGCGACGTTCATCAGGCGTCACCGTCGTCCTCCTCGTCCTCGTCCAGCTCATCGTCTGCGTCCTCTTCGTCGGGCTCTTCTTCTTCGTCCTTCCGTCCCTTGTCCTTCTTGGGAGACTCCAGCGCCTCTTCTTCGTCGGTGTCCTCTTCCTCGCCTTCATCCTCCTCGTCCTCGTTTTCGTCCTCTGACAGCGCATCCGTGACCGCGGCACTGCGCATGATGGCGGCGAGCCCCTCGTTCTTCTCTTCCTCGATCCGGCGCACCTCCTCGTCCCCATCCCGCCCAAGAATCTGGGCGACTTGGCGAGCGCCGGTCTCGACAGACACGATCTGCTTCCCGCCAGTGGCAAGCGACAGGGCCGCGACCATGTCCTTGACCTGCATCGGGGTCGGCGCCCAATACGGCGGCCACTCGACCGTGACATAGGCGTTCTCGTTCCCCGGTCGGTGCGGCTCCCAGCGTGCAACCAAAGGTGGGGCTGGAGGTTTGGGCTCGCCCGGCACTGGCGAATCCGGGACGCGCAGCTCTTCCATGACTCGCCTTGGCGGGAGCAGAATCCCTGCCGCATCTTCGGCCGTCCCGACCTTCTCCACATCGCGCACCGGGTAGCGGTTGCCGTAGGCGAGGAAGACGTAGGCGAGGTCTCTGACCGTGCGGCTGAGCGTCACGCGCAGCCGGCTCGCGCGCGCCTCCATGGCCCGCCAAAGCATCTGGAGCGCTTCGCCGGACTGGTAGGCGCGGGCATACTCGGGCGAGATCACGACGCACTCCACGGTCTGGAGAACTTCCGAGACCAGGGCGTTGATGGCTTCGAGACCGAGCCGGACCGAGGAGCCCTCCAGCTCCAGGTACTTCACATCCCCCTGCGGCGAGATCGGGATGACGTGGTTCGAGCCCTTCTGAATGATGTTGCTGCCGCGGCGCCGGTTTTGCCGGTCCTCTTTGATGACGAGCGTGGGGTCAGTGTTGGCGATCGCGGCCTTGTAGACCTGGCTTTGGAGCCGGTCGAGCTTGTCGAGCAGCGGCCAGACCGTGTCGCAGTCGGGGCGCCCGTCGGGGTCCTTCGTCGAGCGGGTGTTCTGGTACCAGACCACCGGGCAGAACCCGAGCCCATGATGGTGAGATTCCTGGAGAGCAATCATGTCGGTCAGAATCTCCCCGCCGACCGGCGCATCCTGGTAATAGATCACGCTCTCCGTCGTCCACATCCGAGTCCGCCAGCACTCGACCGATTCCACACACTTGGATGCGGGGTTGAAGATCCGCTTGGTCATGCGGTATTGTTCGACCACGCAATCCGGCCACCATCCGTTTGATTCGGGGCACCACTGCACGACGTACAGGTGCTTGGGGTTGAGCACCTCGCAGCACAGTTGGCCCGAGTTCAGCCCGATCGCGATGGCGGCAGACCCGCACGACCCCGCCATGTCGCGCGCTTCGGCCAGCGCATCCCAGACCTCCGCTTCCTTGAAGCACGCTTCGAGATAGTCTTCGGAAGCCTTGTCCGAATGAACCCGGAGGGAGGGGCGGCGACCTTCGCCGAGCAGCATCTCGGTGAAGCGTGAGACCACTTGCCGGGCGAGCGGAACTGGCGCATCGGGCTTGCGGTGGCCGTAGCCCATGCTGTTGACCGGCACGAAGCCTTGGGGGGCCAAGCGCTCGTGGAGGTACCCAACGCCGGGGTCGCGAGGGATCGCGTCCCAGTTCATGCCGTGGTGGTCGTGCTGCGTGCCCGCGTAGAAGCTCTGGCAGTGGGCGAGCAACCGGCATCGAGGGTCATTTTCCAGACCCAGGACGTGCATGGCCTCGATGAATTGCCCGACGAGGAGCGCGCCCTGGTCGGCCTGCTGGTCGAGGGTGACTTGATGGCCGTTCTTGATCGCGCCGCTTTCGCCTTGTTCGCTCATGGGTAGGGTCTCTGGGAAAGGGTGTTAGCGGCTGAGGGTGTCCACGTCCATGTAGGCGTAGTCGTCTTCGTAGGTCCAGGCGCCCGCAGAGTAGCCGGCCTGGCGGGCGCACTCGCGCGAGATCCAGCTCGCGATCAGGCGGTCGCCTGTGTGCTCGCTCGGAACGTAGGCTTGGCACTCGCGGAGCCAGGCGGCAACTTCATCGGACGGGACCTGGTCTTCGTCGCAAGGAATGATCCAGCGACCCTGGTCCATCTCAGTGCCAAGCGATTCGATGCCGAACGCCATCGAGTATTTGTTCATGCCGGTGGTGTGGCGCTTGAGCGGGAGCGTGGTGAGTTCACCGGCGAACTGGATCAGGTAATCCTGGGCGGCGTTGTTCTCAACCATGATCAAAGAGCCGTAGCGGCGATGAACGTCGACCAGCTCGCTGAGGATCTTGGGGCCGGTCCAGCGGCCCGAGCGCACGTCGAGCACTTGGCGCGACCCGTCCGGGAGTACCGTGATCGTGAACAGGCAGGCGAGGTCTCCCTTGGCGCCCGAGGCGACGGACAGGTCGACGCCGGTGAACGTCGGGGAATCGGCGGGATTCCAGCGCTCCAGCATTCCGAGACCACGTCCGCGTGCGAGGCACCGGTCGATGGAGGATTGCTTGATGCGGGCCTCGTCGTAGGCCGGCAGGATGTTGCGGAGCATGTGGGGGGCGAAGCGCCCGAGTTCCACTTCGCGACGCTTGAGAGCTTCGAGCGTCCACATCTCCGGGATAAGCGGCTTTTCGCCGCCATCGCCATCGGGTACGAAGGCGCTGTAAAGCAGCTTCTTGAAGCCGGGGGTTTTCGCCATCCGGTGAAGCGCATCGTCTTTGTGCCAGACGTGGCCGAGCGCCCAGACGCGCCCGCTCTGGTCGAACGGCTGGCGGGAGAAGACCTCGCCCGAGATCCATTCCCACATGCGCTCGCGCGAGTATTCGGTGAGCGTGTTGGCGAGGCTACAGATGTCGTCAATGATGATCAGGTCGAGGCGCGAGCCAAGAATTTGCCCGTGGAGGCCGAAGACTTGGACCGTGGGGTCTGGTAGGGGGAGGACGCGCTCGATGATGATGCCGCGATCGTTCCACATCTTTTGGCCCTTGAGTTGGCGCTTGAGGGCCGGAAAGATCACGCGCAGCCATTTGTTCTGCTCGATGTCCTGTCGAATGGCGGACAAGAACTTCGTAGGGACAGCGCCCTGCGTGGCGGAAATGATCCCGATGCGGATGTCGGGGCGTCGCCCCATTTCCCACAGCACGCGCCAGCGGGTGATGTTGGAGCTTTTGCCATGGTTGACGGGGGCGAAGAGCACGACCTTTTTGTGCTCGGAGAGCGCGCGGTGCCATTCTGCGTGAGCGGCAGAGACCTGAATAGGACGGTCGCCTTCTTGGCGCCCGACCCACTTCACGAACTCGACCGGGTCACGGCGCGCGCGCAGAACCGACTGCTTGAGGCGCAGGCGGACTTGCTCGGCGGGGTCGAGCGTGAACTTCATCGCTACCCGGCGAGCACTTCACGGAGGCTCATGCACTCTTTACTGGCCTTGAAGTCGAGCCGCAGCGTCGCTCGGAACTTCGGGGCCTGCTCGACGAGCATCTGGGCGAAGTCGCGACCGGCATCGGAGGGCTTGTTGGTGTAGGCGCAGTGCATGGTCCATTCGCAGCCCTCAGCGAAGTGGCCTTCTTGACGGGCCTGCTCCATGCCGCACGCGATGGCTTCCAGCATCGCGGCCCGGTCGAGCTTGTCTCTGGAAGATCTGGCATCCCAAGCGAAGCCGAGATAATGCGTGTTGGAGTTGTCGCCGTGCCAGGTGACCCAGTCGAACGGAAGGTTGAGGTAGAGAGTCCCATTCTGCGCGAAGACCAGGTGATACGGAACTCCGTCATTGAACGCCCTTCCCGGAGGAAATCCCCGGTACCGGTCCGCAAGGGCCATGGCTTGCGGCCAGCGCTCTTCCCAGGCTTTCCGCTCTTCGGCGCTCGCCGGAATGACTTTCCACTCGGCGGGAGCCTTCATCTTGTTGGGCTGCTCCATCGAGATCGCGGCGCGCGCGCCGACCTTCTTCCAGGCCGCTACGCGATCTCTGTGCGTACCGAAACCTTTGGTGACGGCGGTGTGGTGGAAGCAGATTCCGCGCTTGAGCGTGCGGCGAGTACGGCCCGTCGTGTCCCCAAGGTGGGTGTTGGGATTGTACCACTTGATCGCGCTGGCTCCTCGATCCTGAACTTGGCGCATGTCGAACACTGCGAAGGTCCGGGACGCGGAGACCTTGTCCACGTCGAGCCCCTCTTCGGCATCCGGGGTCGCCTCGGTGTCGGCAAGGACGTGGAAGCGCTGGGCCTCTTCCGAGACTTCGTGGGCGAGCGCCCGGAGCGTCGCCTGTGCGCCCACGTGGTCGAGGGGGCCGGCGAGCGCGGCAAGGTCCGCGACCACCTTCTCCAGCCCA